GGAAATCTTTTTGAAATCGCCGCCGCGCACCTCGGAAGTGCATTGCAGTGGATTAATATAGCGCGGGCCAACCATTTGACCGATCCAATACTCTCCGGCCAAAATAAAATCACAATCCCCCAATTCTCGTCATCCTTCTCAGACGGAATCGGACCCCAATAAATGGCTGGCTCGGCGACTGAGCGAATGGAGCTTCAGATTGCGTTGAACGGCTGTCCAATTCAAGGACTGCTGCACGCGTCAATCGTGACGAGCAACTGCTTTTCATCAGACTCATATGCGCTCACCCTCGCCATGGGTCCATTGCCGTTGGGCGATATAGCCTTCTGGTCGTCGGTTACCGCAGCCTATGTCGAAATAGGGGTTACCACTGCAGCTGGATCGACGTGTAGCCTGATCAGTGGCATGATCGATAGCATTCACGTCGATCCGATACAGGGAATCGTTGCGGTCGAAGGGAGAGACTTGTCATCCACTATGATCGATGCATATCGCCAGCAGGATTTTGTGAATCAGACGGCTTCGGAAATTACATCGAACATAGCGTTGCATCACGGACTTACGCCCGTCGTCACCGCGACATCCGGCAGTGTTGGACGTTACTATGACGAGGGATATACACGACTGTCGCTTGGACAGTTTTCGCGGCTTCGGTCGGATTGGGACCTTATGGTGCAGCTCGCACGGGAGAACAGCTTCGACGTATTTGTTCAGGGTTCCAGCCTGTTTTTTCAACCATCGAAGGCGTCGGGCGATGCACCCATTCACATTGCCCTTCGCGATGTCCGGACGATACGCTTCGAACGAACTTTGACCATACCATCGAGGACGACCGCGCAGGTGCAGTCGTGGAATTCTCAAAATATGGTTTCTTACAACAGCGATGGCTCGAACGATGGCATCAGTTCGACACAGGCCTCCTTGACCGCGGATGATCAGCCTTATCTGTTTTCTGCTTCAAATTTTACCTCACAGCAGGTCGCGGACTCGGCGATGCGATACACCGCAGAGTTAAGCCGCCTGGGTATATTGCTGCATATTGAAATGCCGTGGGACCTTACCCTATCACCGAGAACGGCGATTCTGATAGATGGCACCGATTCACTGTTCGATACCACCTATAGAATCGACAATATCGAACGTCACTACAGTACTACCTCCGGATCCAGCCAGATCATTCGCGCCGTTATTGCTTGATTTCTACCTCCCTGAGCCAAGATTTTGGCCTGATACCGAGGAACCATGACCGAAAGATTATCGAATGCGATAAAATCTCATGCAGCAAGCCTGGATCAATCGTCAGGACAGGTAAAATTCGGTACCGTAACATCGGTGAATTCTCAAAAGGCGACCGCTCGCGTCCTTATCCAGCCCGAGGGGGTCTTGTCAGGATGGCTTCCGATTTTATCACAGTGGGTCGGAAATGGGTGGGGAATGGTCTGCCCACCCAAGCCCGGTGACCAGGTGCTTCTCGTTCCGCAAGAAGGCGATGTGGAGCAAGGCATCATCATTGGGCGAAGCTTTTCGAATAAGCAAATGCCACCGGTCGCGCCGGGGGGCGAGTTTTGGCTTACGCACCAGAGTGGTAGCTTTCTCAAACTCTGCAATGACGGGACCATTCGTATAAACGGCGACCTTCATGTCCAGGGCGATGTGTACGACCGACATGGGCCCCTGTCAGGACTGCGTGCACACTACAACTCCCACACGCACTTGGTGCCGCCGAATGAGACAACCGGTGCACCCTTTCCTTTGGACTAATGAATATGTACGATATATTTCACGAATGGGGCAGTGACCTAACCATAGGTAGTGGAGGTGATCTGGCCCTATCGAGTGGCTCCGACACCGTTAATCAGCGCGTTTGCCGGCGGCTGCTTACGAATGCCGGCGACTACCTTTGGAACCTCGACTATGGAGGCGGATTGGCTCAATTCGTGGGTACACCGGCCAACGCCGCGGATATCGAGGCCGTCGTCAGAACACAACTCGCGCTGGAAACCGTCGTGCCGACAACACCGGCCCCGCGGATCAGTGCGAGCGTCGTTGATGCCGCTAACGGATATGTCCTCGCCACCATTACTTACTCCGATCCGTCCTCCATGGTGCCGGTTCAGCTTAACGTCTCTACGGGTTGATCTGGCATGAACTTAAATCTCAAGGCGTTTTCGCAGCTTGTCGAGGACATGGGAGCGGCATTGCAAAGTTCTGCCTCGAATCTGGTCGACGTATCGGTGGGGTCTGTGGTGCGGGCCATATTTGAGGCGAACGCATCTGTTGTCCTGTGGCTGCAGTGGCTCGTTCTTCAAGTTTTGCAGACTACCCGTGCCTCGACCTCCAACGGGCCAGACCTCGATTCCTGGATGCTGGATTTCGGGCAGACACGTCTTCCGGCGATCCCATCGACGGGTATTGTCACCTTTTCACGGTTCGTGGACGATTTGTCAGCGACGATTCCGATCGGGACAGTGGTCAAGACAACGGATGGTTCTCTAAGTTTCTCTGTCACCAAAGATCAAACCGTTTCCATATGGCAGGCCAGCACCTCGACGTATATCTTTCCCAGTGGCGTGGCTTCCGCCGATTTACCGGTGGTCTGTATGACCGGCGGATCGCCGGGGAACGTTTTGGCGGGTACTATATCGGTGATCGCAGCGTCCCTGCCGGGTATTGACCTCGTCAACAATGCAAACCCACTTTCGAACGGCGCCGATGCGGAAAGTGACGCGGCATTTCGAATCCGATTCCAAAGCTATCTGGCTAGTCGATCCCGAGCAACGCTCGCGGCGGTGCGAAACGCGATCGCGAACGTTCAGCAAGGGCTGGATGTTGCGGTGCAGGAAAATATCTCACCCGAGGGAACCGCCCAGGTCGGCTCCTTTTTAGTCATCGTCGACGATGGGACCGGCTATCCATCGACCGCGCTTCTCTCGACCATCGCCACCGCAGTCGATGCGGTTCGGCCCATCGGGACGACATTTGCTGTCGTGCCGCCGCAGGTTCTTACAGTGAACGTCTCTCTTACCGCAGTGTTATCGTCCGCCACCACCGCCTCTATTAGCGTCCCGACCATTCAGAACCGCATTGCCATTTACCTCAATAGCCTAGCTATCGGAAGAGGTGCTTCGGTCACCCGCGTGGCTCAAAATGCCTATCTTGCCGGCGCCGCGATAGAGAATGTTACGGGAATTCAGTTGAACGGCTCATCCTCGGATATTACCGCGCCCGCGGGCAGCGTCATAAAGGCGGGCCAAGTGGTGATTACGACCAATGACGGGTGATCTCTCCGATTTTACCTCCCGACTGTGGGCGGTTCTTCCAAAGCGTTGGTTTGCCGAGCAAAGCCCGAACGTCGAGGCGTTGCTGACCAGCTTAGCCACGCCCTGGGTTTGGCTCTACAATTTGATAGGTTATGTGATAGCGCAGACGCGGCTGGGGACTGCTACCGATGAATGGCTCGATCTGATCGCAATTGATTATTTTGGACGCACGCTTGGTCGCAAGACCAACGAAGCAAACTTTTCTTACAGAAGTCGCATTCAGGCGGCGTTGCTTCAGGAGGCCGCCACCCGCCCCGCGGTGGAGTCCGGATTGCAGGCTCTGACGGGCACACAGCCGGCCATTTTTGAGCCTGCGAATTGCATGGACACCGGTTCTTATGGAGCCGCGGCAGGCACTGACGATATACCATGCACCGGGATGGCCTATGGGCAAGCCGGCGGATGGGGAAGTTTGCAGCTACCGCTGCAGTTCTTCGTAACGACTATGCGTCCGCCGACCCCTGTCGTTGGTATGATAGCGGGCTATAATACTTCTAATGGCGGGTACGGTAACGGTGCGATCAGCTATGTCGATCTTTCTCTTCTGCCCGGACATGTAACCGACGCCGACATTCAGACAACATTATGCAGACTTCTTCCCGTCAACGCAGTGGCTTGGCTGCGGATCATTTAATCTTATCCAAGGAAGTGGTGAAAAGGCCGCATGGATCGCAATATCGTTTATCCCGGAAGCATTCCGCTGGATACGGACCTTTTGTCTATTAACAGGAACACGATGCTCGGCCTGGGGTTTCTGGCCCAAGCCGTGCTCGGTACCAACACCGTCGTCGACGGATTCGCATGTCAACCGACGAGCCCCGCTTCCATGAGTGTCGTCATTGGGCCGGGCAGCATTACGCAGCTATGTCCGGTTGACACTCTGGCCTATGGATCGATCCCCGCCGATCTCACCGACCTAGCCATCAAGATGGGTATCAACACTGGGCCGACAACCTTTGCCTTGACTACGCCGCCTGGCGTTGGACAGTCGATCAACTATGTTGTCGAAGCCTCGTTTCAGGAGGCAGACGGTAATCCGGTCGTTCTGCCTTACTATAACGCCAGCAATCCCGCACAGTCGTTCAGCGGGCCGTCGAATTCGGGAGCGGTCCAGAATACCGTGCGGACGCAACGGGTCGCATTACAGCTTAAGCAGGGCCTCGCCGGTAATACCGGTAGTCAAACAACGCCCGCGACAGATAGCGGATGGGTCGGCCTTTATCAGATCACAGTCTCGTACGCGCAGACGCAGATCACCGCGGCCAATATCGTGGTCATTCCGACAGCCCCCTTTCTGCTCTGGAAATTACCTTCATTGCGGCCGGGATTTGGATCAGGCGTACAAAGCTTCACCGGCAATGCGAATTTTTCGGTTCCTCCCGGGGTGACGCAGGTGGAGGTTGAAATTTGGGGAGCCGGATCAGGCAGTTATGCGTCCGTTCCAGGTCTGCCCAGCGGTGGCGGATCTGGGGGCGGATATGCCAGAAGGCTCGTCATCGGCCTGGTCCCCGGCCAAATCGTTCCCGTGACGGTCGGTGGCGGCGGACCAGCCGGCACTACCGGCGGTGTGGCCGCCGGCCCGGGCGGCACATCCAGCTTCGGTCAATTCGTCAACGCGACCGGGGGAAGCTTGAATTACCTGGCGACGACGTCGGCCCCGGAAAATGGCGCCACACCACCAGGGATTGGTGTCGGGGGTGATGTGAATTTCGCCGGGTCGGCAGGCCAGGCGGCCATCTTGAACCAGGGTGGCATGGGCGGCGCGGCCCCTATCGGGGGAGCCCAGAACAGCGGGTCGACAGGAAACGCCGGCAACTTTCCGGGTGGTGGGGCTGCTGGCGCCGGCACGGGTGCCACGGGAAACACCGCATTCAACGGTGCGCCCGGTGGCGGCGGTTTGGTTGTCGTGCGGTGGTAGTTGCTTGAAATTCGCCCGTGTGGAGCGCCGTCTCACGCCGACCATCGAGATAGGCTTCGTCACCTGACGCCACAACCGCAGTCATCAAGGCTCTGGCGTTATCGTGCCGGGTCAGAGCGCAAGGACCTTCCTCGCCAGGCGCTCCAAATCCATGGATTATAGCAAACCAATGGTTCGTTTATGTCAATGACCGTAAGTCATGTCTGGAAACCAAGCAATGCTCGTTTGGTGACAATTGATTCCTTCGTTCCTGGTCCTCGTGGTAGTAGCGCCGTGGCGCCGGCCCCGTTGAATTGGCCGACGAAAGACCCCGGCGATATCCTGGACTATATTCTGGACATTGGGCCAGCGATTGTTGGCAATGACGGCGACGGCATAGCAACGTTATCGGTCAGCCTTTCGCCGTCCAACCCTGGAGACCTTGTTCTTCAAAGCACGACCGCGGATGGTAGCCGCATCATACTTTGGCTCTCGGAGGGCCAGGCAGGTACCATTTACACGCTCACATTCGCCATAACCACCATTAATGGGCGATCACTTCACAGAAGCGTCTTGCTGCCTGTGCTTTTGCTTTCTACCCCGGTCGTTCCTCCCAACGCGCTGATAACGGCGACCGGTGTTGTGCTGACCGATCAAAATGGGAACCCGGTTCTGTCGAGCGGTTGATCCTGTTTGTTGGTCGTTCAATTCGCAAACCAATCGCCGCACTCCCAATTTTGATCAGGCATCCCCAGAAGATCATGGGGACCGGAGAACAAGTATCCATGCCCACAATCGATGACCTCGCTCCCGCCATCTCGGCATCTGACTCTGACGAGTTCGTCGTTAGTCAGGCGGGGATCGCACGAAAGGTCAAACGAGCTCAGGTGTTGAATGGCCTACAAGCGCAACTGACGTTACCCGCCAATTCCCTGCTTGGCGGAGTGGGCCCCGGCATGGGAGCTCCGCAAGCCATTACGATCGGCCAGAACCTTCGTTTCAACGGTTCTACTTTATCGGCCACTGCTTCACCATTTGCGGTTACAGCCCTTCCGTCGGGCACGGTGCCCGCCAGCGGTGACCGGATTGCGATATCTCAGGGAGGTTCGGATGTAGCCGTTACATACGGCCAACTTCTGAATGGGATCTCAGGTGTTGCGAATATCAATCTATCCCAGGCTTTAGTGACGCCAACGGGAACAGCATCAGGTCAGACTTTAGCTCAATTGACCGCCGGGATGCTCCCGTTGTCCGGGGGTACCGTGACGGGCACCCTTACGCTGGTTGCAAGGCCCGTCGCATCAGCGCAGGCAGCGAACAAAGCTTACGTCGATCAGCAAGTCTCCGGCGCTCTGCCACTGTCGGGTGGATCAATGTCCGGCGTGTTGACGCTTTCCGCCGCGCCGCAGCACCCATTCGATTCCGCGACGAAGGGATATGCGGATTCCATCGCCTCAGGCTTGCTGTCGACCGGGGGCGGCTCCCTGTCGGGAAGTCTGCTCCTCAGCGCCGACCCGACCGTCTCGCTGCAGGCATCGACCAAACATTATACCGATCTGAAGTTGGCACGGACGGGCGATACCTTATCCGGAACGCTCGTCTTGGCCGCGGACCCGGTATCCGCGTTGCAGGCGGCCACGAAAAACTATGTTGACACCCAGGCCGCCGGATCATTGTCGAAGTCCGGCGGCACGTTGACGGGCGGCTTGTTTCTGGCATCCGATCCCACGGTCAGCGCGCAAGCGTCTACCAAGCAATATGTTGATCAAAGAGTTCTGCGGACAGGCGATACGCTGACCGGTGCCCTGATTCTTGCGACCGATCCGGTGCTGGCGCCACAGGCGGCGACAAAGAATTATGTGGATACGCAGGCTGCCGGCTCGATCTCGCGATCGGGTGCTTCGATGAGTGGCGCTCTGTTGCTGGCCTCGGATCCTGCGCTGCCGCTGCAGGCCAGTACAAAGCAGTATGTCGATCTGCATGTCATGCGCAACGGCGACACGTTGACCGGATCGCTTTATCTGGCGACGAATCCAACGGCACCACTGCAGGCGGCAACAAAGCAATACGTCGATAATCAGCTCACGACCACGATCACCGCGGCAGGCGGTACCTTCACGGGGCCGGTGCTTTTGGCGGGCGACCCAACCGTCGCGACGCAAGCTGCAACAAAGCAGTATACCGACGCCAAGATTTCGCGCAGCGGCGATACATTCACCGGCCCGCTCATGCTGGCAGCCGATCCAATCGTGGCCGCGCAGGCTGCTACAAAGAACTATGTCGATGCCCAGGGACTCACCTCGCTGCCGCGTGCCGGCGGCAGCCTGACGGGAACTCTCACACTCAGTGCGGACCCAACCAGTCCTGGACAGGCCGCTACGAAACACTACGTCGATACGCAGGTTGCCACGGCACTTCCTCTCACCGGTGGGTCGTTGACTGGCTTGCTTTCGTTGGCCACTGCTCCGACCGCGGGCGTGCATGCGGCTACGAAGCAATATGTGGATGGGCAGATCGGGACGGCATTGCCCTATTCGGGAGGCACGCTGACCGGGTCACTTACCCTGGCGGGCGCCCCGACGGCCCCGTTGCAGGCGGCGACAAAGTCGTACGTCGATGCCAATCCCAACGCCGAGGGTGTCATCAATGTGATGATGCCACCCTATGGAGCCAAAATTAACGGGGTGACAGACGATACAGCGGCCTTCAAAGCAGCTTACCAAGCCGCCGC